AGACTGGGCGTATCACTTTACTAATCTTTATAACGAAACGTTAGCGAATCTAGATAAGAAGGATTTTACAAAATGACCAAAAGTAAACGAAATTACAAATCCGAGTATGAAAACTACCAAGGCACCAAAGAGCAAAAGAAGAAACGCGCCCAGCGCAACGCGGCTCGACGCAAAGCCGAGCGAGACGGTAAAGTAAGCAAGGGTGACGGTAACGACGTAGCTCACAAGAAGGCTATGGACAAAGGCGGTAAGAACTCTGACGGCACTAAGGTAGAGACAGCAAGCCGCAACCGTTCCTTCAAGCGTGATTCCAAAGGCAATCTTGTATCTGAGACTAGTAAGCGTGAGCGAAAGAAGACATCTAAAGCATGAAGATAATAGAAAACAAATACGTGCTGCTGCGCACAAAGCGACCGCACTTAGTCACTGAGAAAGTAAAAGATTACCGCATAATTAAAAAAGATGACGATGGTTTTTACGAGCTATCAGTCAAATGGGAACAGCCCGAGGCAGAAACTCTAGCTAGCTTAGGCGTTAAACTGCCGTCTCCCATACAAAGAGATTACGAATGGACAGGTAAGCATAAGCCGTTTGACCATCAAAGAGAGACAGCTTCTTTCTTAAGCGTACGCCGAAAAGCCTTTTGTTTTAACGAACAAGGTACAGGTAAAACCGCCTCTGTTATTTGGGCGGCTGATTATTTAATGAAGCTCGGGCTTATACGTAGGGTGCTAGTCATTTGCCCCCTGTCTATTATGAAATCCGCTTGGCAACAAGACCTATTTACCTTCGCCATGCACCGCAGTTGTTCGGTAGCACACGGTACAGCAGAGCAACGCCGCAAGATACTCGCTGCCAATTCTGATTTTGTCATCATTAACTTTGATGGTGTCGCAGTGGTACAAGAAGAGATTAGCAAAGCGGGCTTTGACTTGATTGTGGTAGACGAAGCCAATGCGTATAAGAACGTACAGACAAACCGTTGGAAAGTGCTTAAGCGCCTTGCCGATGGCATCGACTGGTTGTGGATGTTAACTGGTACACCCGCTGCGCAGTCACCAGTAGATGCCTTCGGGTTGGCTCGGCTAGTTAACCCTGCAAATGTGCCACGTTATTTCGGGCAGTTCCGTGACAAGGTGATGTATAAGATCACGCAGTATACTTGGAAGCCTAGTATTAACGCCGACAAGATAGTGCACCAAGTATTACAGCCCGCAATCCGCTTTGAAAAAGGCCAATGCTTAGACCTGCCCGCAGTAACCCACGTAGAACGAGACGCTCCTCTAACCAAGCAGCAAGAGAAATACTACCAAGTTCTTAAAAAACAAATGGTTATAGAAGCTGACGGCGAACAAGTAAGCTCGGTAAATGCCGCAACAAACATAAATAAGCTACTTCAAATATCAGGTGGTGCGGTCTATACGGACGATAGAGAAGTTATTGAGTTTGACGTAAAGAACCGTTTGCAAGTAGTTCTGGAAGTAATAGAAGAAGCTAGTCATAAGGTGCTAGTCTTTGTGCCATTCACGCATACTATTGAATTGCTTGAAGAGTTTCTTAATAAGAACAAAATAAGCTGCGCTGTTATATCTGGGAAAGTATCTGTTAATAAGCGAAGTGAAATAATTGACCAGTTCCAAACCACGCCCAACCCCCATGTTTTAATTATCCAACCCCAAGCCGCTTCCCACGGTTTGACTCTAACGGCAGCCAATACAGTAATTTGGTATGCCCCTGTAACTAGCGTAGAAACTTATCTACAAGCCAACGCACGTATCGACAGGCCGGGGCAACACAACCCAATGACCATCGTGCACATTCGCGGTAGTGAAGTAGAAGCGCGTCTATACAAAATGTTGCGGTCGAACATCAGTAACCACAACAAGATAGTCGATTTGTATAAACAAGAAATAAACGCTTGACAATGTAAAAAGTAGTTGTAAACTGACCCTCCGACTTACCAAAAGGAGGATTCTGTGAGCGACTACAATGCGTCCGAATTAGCGGGCATTTACATCAAGATGCGTGAGAAAATCCGCGACCTTGAAGATAAGATAAAAGAAATAAAAGAGCAGCAATCCAAAGTAGCTGACAAGATGTTAGAGCTATGCAACGAGCAAGATGCCAACAGCCTAAATACCACAAACGGAACTATAAGCCGCCGCCTAAACTCTAGCTATTGGACTAGTGACTGGGACAGCTTCTACCAGTTTGTAAAAGAAAATGATGCCTACCATTTGCTAGAAAAGCGAATACATAACGGCAACATGAAAGAGTTCCTAGCCGACAATCCTGACGATGTACCAATGGGGCTACAGGCTAGAAACCAATATGTAATAAGTGTAAGAAAACCTACCTCTAAATAGGAGATCAAAATGAGCAACGAAGTATCTATATTTAAGAACCAAACAGGCGTATCTACGCGCCGCCGCAGTGCTTTAGCTGAGCAGCTTAAAGCCAGTTCAACTGTATACAGCCGCCGTATTCAAACAAGTAACAAGGGCTTCTTCCGAAAGATCATTAACGGTGAGCAAGTGGGCGAGCCTATCCGTGATGAGTTTGAAGCGATCATTGTTAATATGCTACCCAAAGTCTCTCGTATCTATTACAAGGATAAGTTTGACCCTACCAAGGAAGCGACCCTACCCAATTGTTGGTCTAACCAAGGCGACAAGCCTGAAGCCGGTGCACTCGACCCGCAGCATAGCAACTGCGCTGACTGCCCTATGAATGTCAAAGGCTCTGGTGACAACGGCGGTAAAGCCTGTAGATACCAACGTCGTATAGCTATCCTGTTAGCCGGAGACACGTCGGGCGACCTTTACCAGTTCAATATCCCCGCTAAGTCTTTGTTTGGTAAGGGTTCTGGCAACGAGCATCCGTTTGAAAGCTATGTTAAATACTTATTCAGCAACCGTGAAGCGCCTGATACTGTTATAACTAATATTAGTTACGATCTAGATGCTGACTCCATGGAGCTATTGTTTACGCCTGTGCGCTCATTGACTGACGAAGAATACGACTTAGTTAGCAGCGTACAAACTGCACCTGAAGCTAAGATGTACACTCAGATCACTGTGGCTCAGACAGACGGCGTAACTAAAGCACCTAAGATAGAAGCCCCAAAGTCAAAGGTAACTCGTTCTGAGGAGCCTGAAGAAGTGGAACTGGTTGAAGAAATAGAAGAGCCAGTAAAGCGCGCTAAGAAGAAAGAAGAACCTACACCCACTGAAGACTCTGATTCTTTAGCCTCTGTAATTGACGCATGGAGCAAAGACGACTAATGAGCTATGGCTATACTTTAAACCTAGTCTCGCTCAACAAGTCTGCCAGTGCTCGCTCTATAGGCGTGAAGCTAGGACGCACGTGCATCAAACATGGTGTACCCGTTGCGGACGTAGCTGAACGCCTAGGGGTCAGCAGACAAACAATCTACCACTGGTTTTCTGGCAAGAGCAGACCCTCTGAGCAGATGGCTAACCAAATAGAAAAATTAATACCGCAGTTAGAGCGCTAGACTATGGACAACTTTGACTTACTTGAGTACGTGCTACCCGAAGGTGGGTACTACTGCGTGCTAGCGTTGGAGTCAGGGGATTTTGCAGGAACTGAGCTTGTAGCCACTAGGGAAGAAGCACAAAACCTAATAGATGAGTATTTGGCTAAACGGCTGGATGTTTATTTCGCAGTTGCCAAGTTTAAAGACCCAGACAAGGGGCGTACGCAGGTTAACGTACAAGCCCTCAAGGCGGTCTGGTTAGACATAGATTGCGGAGAAAAGAAAGCTGAAGTAAACAAAAAGACAGGACGCCCAGACGGCTACATAGATCAGGCAGCCGGAGCTAAGAAGCTAAGGGAGTTCTGTAAAACCGTGGGCTTGCCCCAACCTACACTAGTTAATTCAGGGCGTGGGCTACACGTGTACTGGACGCTAGATAGGGCAGTTACTAAAGAAGAATGGAAACCAGTAGCTTCTAGGCTTCGTCAGCTTTGTGATAAACAAGAGTTTTATGTAGACCCCTCTGTCTTTGAATCGGCTCGGGTGCTTAGAGTCCCGGGTACCTTGAATTATAAAGACGATCCACCTAAGCCCGTAAGTGTAATTACTACGGCTCCCGAAATAAACTTTGATGAGCTTAAGGATATTTTGGGTGTCAAGGAGACTGTGGCGTTAGACGCAAGTGCCCCGCGTAGAAAATCTATGTTAATGGGGAAACTACAGGATAATGTCCAAAGTAGCTTTGCTAAGATAATGAAGCGAAGCGCGGTTAATACCGGATGCCAGCAGCTACTAGACTGTTACGTCAATAGGGCAACGTTGTCCGAGCCTAGGTGGTTCGATGCTTTATCTGTAGCTGCGCACTGTTATGACCGAGAGACGGCTATCCACATACTGTCTGAAGGGCACCCTGATTACAATCGGGAGAAAGTGGAAGAGAAAGTCGAGCATATAGAAGGG